CTTTTTGGTTTAGCAGCAGACATATACTTGCCTAAAAGTTCTAGAGAAAGGTTTTTAATCATAAATGCTTTATTGGAAGTTGGGTTAAACAGAATAGGCATAAACTTTAAAGGAAAATTTGTACACGTGGATATGGATAGAAGTAAAGATAAAAATGTCCTATGGACATATTAATTAATTTAAAATAATAAAAATGAAAAACTATTTAATTTTAACAATGTTAAAGTCTAAAAAGGTGTGGTTTACAATAGCAGCGATTATCGTTCCTTTTATAGCAAGAAGTTTAGATGTAGATGAAGTTCATGTAAGCGAGATGTTTTGGGCATTAGTAGGTTTAACAGGCGCACAAGGTTTAGCTGATAGTGGAAAGAAGTAATAGATACAGATTAAAGCCACACGAGATAAAAGTTCTTCAGAAACTGCGAGAGCAAGAAAAAAGTAATGTATTAGTAATCGGAGACTTGCACGAACCTTTTTGTTTGGACTCTTATCTTGATTGGTGTATAGAACAATACCACACCTATAATTGCACGGAGATAGTGTTTATAGGCGATATAATAGACAATCACTACTCAAGCTACCACGAAACCTCAGCAGATGGTATGGGTGGCTTAGATGAGCTAGAATTAGCTATTAAGAGAATATCAAGGTGGTACGAAGCATTTCCTAAAGCCACAGTTGTTATTGGTAACCACGACAGAATCATAATGAGAAAGGCACAAACAAGTGCAATCCCATCAAAGTGGATAAAATCTTATAAAGAAGTATTAGAGGTTCAAGGTTGGGAGTTCGTTGAAAGGTACGAATTAAATGGGGTTCAGTATATACACGGAGAAGGTGGTACTGCTAGAACTAAATGTCGTGCAGATATGATGAATACTGTTCAAGGACACTTACACACTCAGGCATATTGTGAACATTATGTGGGTAAAAAGTTTAGAATCTTCGGTATGCAAGTTGGTTGTGGTATAAATCACAAGTCATACGCAATGGCTTATGCAAAATATGGTAAACGTCCTGCGGTTGGTTGTGGAGTTGTCTTAAATAACGGCGAAACACCACTTAATTTATTAATGCCTTTATAAAAAATTAGCTTAATTTTCTCGGTTTTTTTAAAAATTATAATTTTATTTTAGTAAAATTTACTAGAGTAGAATTATTTTTTTATATATATTAGTTAAAAACTAAGTTAAAAATTTGGTTGGTAAATATATTTTTTTTAAATTTGAATCATAAATAAAAACAAAAACAACTATGAAAATGAATATAGTAACACATAAATTTAATAAACAAGAATTTTTATTAAATGAAATAGAAACTGAAAAGTTTTTTGAAAAACAAGACAAAACAAATTATACAGTAAAAACAAAAATATCAATTAAAGATGTAATAAATTTTATTGTATGGTTTTTAATTGTAGGTATTGGTTCTGTTGGTTTATTAATGTTAGGTGCTTTATTAGATAGAATATAATGGATATATATAAACCTACCCCACCAACTGCCGAAGAATTAGTTGAAATGCAAAAGCAACACGAACTAGACAGGCAAAAAAGACTACTGACTTATGACAATAGAATTGTAGAAGCTAAATTAGTTTACTACAAAGGTTATATCGCTGCATCAGGAACTGATTATAATTTAAACAAAAAGTTTGCTGATATAAAAAGAGATAGCAATTCTGTAATTATGATAGGAACAACTAGACAAAGATGTGCAGATGATACAATAGATAATATCACAGGCACATACTCTTTAAATCTTACAGAAGAAATGTTAAAGGAATATGAAAATAACGATAAACAACTTTTAATAATATGAAAACAACAGTAAACTTTTATCAATTTCAAAATTGGTTTGAAAAAAATAGACCTAACAATTTTTCTTATGATGGCTTGATTGCTTTATGGGAAATGTTAGAAGAATATGAAGAAGGAACAGGGGAAGAAATAGAATTTGATGGTATTGCTTTATGTTGTGAATATTCAGAATATGAAGATATGGAAGAATTTTGGTTAGATTATGATAAAGAAGATTACCCTAATGAACAATCAATAATGGATGCAACAATGTATTGGGCATTTGGTGATGGTTCATTTATAATACAACAATTTTAATTATGATACTAAAAAGATTACACGAATTAAATACATTTGCTTGTCAAGACAACGAATTGTATTTAGCAGGGAAGGATGAAAATGGAGAGGATTTTACAATAGTATTTGATGCTTTTAACTTTCTAGAATGGATAGATAGAGAGCAAATACAATACATAAAAAAACAAACAATTAAATATATTAAACAAAAATGAAAACAGAATTGATTAAAGAAAAGTACAACAAGTACAATTTAGAACCTAGTGATGTATTTAAACATCAACACTATATTATTATAACAAGAAGTGGTATAGAAAAAATTCAAGCCCAAGAAGAAATAACTATGGATTTTCAAGTTATAAAATGTGAAAAAGACTTTGCAGTTGTTAAAGCTATTGCAAATAAAAAAGATACTCTAATAGAAACCTTTGGTAGTGCTTTAAAAGGGGATTATAAAAATGGTAACTGTAACACTTGGTACGTTATGGAAATGGCTGAAAAAAGGGCTATGTCTAGGGCAGTATTGAAGCTTACAGGTTTTTATGAACTTGGGGTGTTTGGAGAAGATGAAAGTGAAGAATTTAAACAATAATTAAAATAATAAAAAAATGAGAATAGAAGGAAAATTAGTTAAAGTATTTGATTTGGAAACAGGAGTTTCTAAAGCAGGTAAGGAATGGAAAAAGCAATCAATCTTAATAGAGCAAGATACTGAATACAACAAAGAGGTTGTGGTTAGTTTTTTTGGAGATAATGTAAACAAGATAAAAGCAAAAACAATAGGGGATATTGTAAGTTGTAATATTAATTTATCATCAAGAGAATATAATGGTAAATGGTATCACAATATAGATGGTTGGACTTGTAATATGTCTGATGTTAAAGCTGATATCAAAGATGCTTTTAATGAAAAGTATGCAGGTAAAACTTCTGATGATTTACCATTTTAATTATGACAGATAGAATAAAATTTGAATTATTATGCGACCTTACTACAGATATAGTAGGGTTGCATCAAGGTGCATTGTCTGATAAAACTAGGAAACAAATAATTCACGTGCCTAGAATGGTAGCATCAGTTGTTGCTAGAATGACAAATGATATACATCCAACAATTATAGCAGATGTATTAGGCAGAGATAGAACATCTATATTACATTATGAAAAATTTCATAGTCATAATTATGCTTCATTCCCTAAGTATAGAGAAACTTTTGATGAAGTATATAATGCTCATAATACTTTGGAAAATTGTAAGTTAGTTTTTGAAGATAAAAATGATATGAGAATGTATTTAATTAAGGAAGGTATTGATACAGTAAAAAAACCACAAGTAAAAATAATTGTTAAAAGTGGTAAAATAAGCCATACAGTAAAAACTAATTATATTTTATGTTCTAAAATAATTAATGAAATCAAACAAGCATTAAAAGATTATAGTTATTCAATAGAAATAAAAACAATATGAAAGCATTACTGAGCAGCACTGCTTTTCTTGTAGTCAATAAAGAACTTGCTAGGAATATTGGTTTAAAGGAAACAGTCTTGTTAGCTGACTTAATTAGCAAGGAAGAATACTTTATTGAAAAAGGAATGACTGATGGGTGGTTTTTTAATACTGAAGCGAATATACAGAAAGATACTACGCTTACCCCCTATCAGCAGCGAAAGGCTCTTAAAACTCTTAAGAAGTATGAAATAATAGAAACTAAACGCAAGGGTGTTCCTGCAAAACAATACTTTAAAATAAATGAAGAACAAGTTGTTCAGTTTCTTAACAACAAGTCCTTAACAAACTTAACTTCTATTAATAAGAATAAAGAAATAATATTAAATAATAAGTTATCTATAAAAGAAAAATTTGAAAACTTGGTTATGTTCTTTGATTACCCTAAAGAATTAAAGCAGGAATTTATAGATTATTGGACAGAAAAAAGCTCTGATAGACCTAATGCTAAAATGAGGTATGAAAAACAAGCTACCTTTGATGTCAAGTTGAGATTGGTTCGTTGGGAAAAAAACAGTAAGAAATGGAATAATAATAAATCTAATAAATCAAAATTAGAAGAACAAATAAGCGAATGGGAAAAAGCAAAGAAATATATAGAAAAAATATAATAGAACTAGATGACTACTTCGCCTATAGTGGTAAAGTAGAAATAGATGGTAAGTTTGTTAAACCAAATGATGATTTAATATACCAAGAAAAATCTATTATAAAAAACGATATGAGTAAGTATAAATTAAAAAACTATTATGAAAACACTTCAGGAAGAAAACATTAAGGAACTAACTGCAAAAGTCTTGGACTTAGTAGCTAAGACATCAGTAGAGTTAGGACACAGGGCAGATGCAAAGACAATGGCATCACTATCACAAATATTTGCACAAGACTTACAAAAGGAAAACAGGTTCAGGCGAATGACATTTAACCAAATACAAGATGCTTTTCACATTGGGGTTAGATATTGTGAGTTTGAACCTTTTTTAAATATAAAGACATTTTTCAGGTGGATTATTGAGCATAAGAAAAAAGTGAATGATGCTTATTACCAAGTACATACACTAAATAAAAACCCTAACCAAGTTCCTTTTTATCAGGAACCTTTAAAATTATTAAAATGAAAACAATAAAAATAACTAAAGAAGAAATCAAGACAGGCAAAGATGCAATTAAATGGCACTTAAAAAACTATGGACATATAACAAGTTTAGAAGCTATCAGAGAATATGGTGTTACTAGACTTGCTAGTATTATATGGTATTTAAAAGAAGAAGGTTACACTATACATAGTGAAGATTTAAAAAAGACTACAAGGTTTGGTAGAACAACTACTATAGCTAAGTATCTGTATTTTAAACCAAAACCAACATTCGAACAGAAAGTAATATGGGGGTAAAGAAACCTGTTAGCAAACTAAAAAAAGAGTTAGACAGTTGGTTTTCTAAATACATAAGACTTAGGGAAGCAAATGATTATGGAATGGCTCAATGTTTTACTTGTGGTAAAGTTGATTATTACAAGAAGTTACAGAACGGACACTTTCAATCTCGCAGACATCATTACACAAGGTGGAACGAACAGAACTGCCAAGTACAATGTGTTAAGTGTAATATGTTTGAACAGGGGGAACAGTATAAATTTGGTTTAAACCTTGATGCAAAGTATGGTTTAGGAACTGCTGAAGAATTAGAATTAATGGCTAAGCTAAATATTAAAATGACTAGGATTGATTATGTAGAACAAATCACTTATTACAAAAACCTTGTTAATAACTTTATAAAAGAAAAAAATCTAGAATAAAATATTTTCTATATTTGGAATATGACTAAACCCATATTTGCAAATACAATGCATCAAATAATTGTTAATGATTATTTGAACCTTATGATGTCTTTTGCAAAAGAAATATCTACAAAGACAAAATACCAAAATTTTAAAGAAGTACTAGAACTAATTATTGAATATCATAATAGTTATGGGGAAGATGTTTCAATGGGTAATTGGAATGATTGGTTAATGATTATACCTATAAATACTTCGGTAATGGTTAATGGTTACTTTGCAGGATTATCTACAAGAAATAACTCAGAAATAATTAAATCATATAAATTATTGTTAGACAATAGTTTAGAATTATTAGTCAGAGATTTAAAAGATATAGAATATAATAATGAATAAAATATATCAAGCAGTAGCAGATTGTAGAAAGACATTCATAGAGATGTCCTACACTTTTACGCAAGATATAAATGAAATAGAAGAAACAGTTCAGGAGTTAATGTTGTATTTTATGCAGATGAACCCTGATACTTTAACGTCAATATATGAAAAAGATGGAACAAAAGGTATTATCAGATATGGTGCAGTAGTCTTGAGAAGAAGTTACACTAGTACACGTAGTCCGTATTATTATAAATATAAAAAATACTACACACATATTGACACAAGTTCAACTAATATAACTTATGATATAATAGAAAAAGACGATAACAATAGAAAACATTTATACAATATTCCTAACGCTGAAGAATATAAACAATGGCAGAAGTTAGAATTAATAGACAAAGCATTAGATGATTTTTATTGGTATGATAGAGATGTGTTTAAACTATACTACTATGAAGGAAACACTTTGACAGGACTAGCAAAAAAGACAGGCATAAGCAGGAACAGTTTGTTCACGACTATAGACAAGGTTAGGGAACAACTAAAAGACTTGCTAGATGAATAAATTTTTAGTAAGTGATGAGGTTTACAAAGACAGAATAAACATCTGTAAAGGTTGTGATTATTACTTTAGACCTACAGGAAGTTGTAAAGTGTGTTTGTGTTTTATGTCTATCAAGGCACGTATTAGTTTAATGGAATGCCCACAGAAGTATTGGCTAAAGACTAAAGAACTAGAACAACCTGAAGGAATACCTGAAGAATTAATAGAAGAAGTAATAACAATATGGGAAGATATAAAAACAGGCATAGCAAAAAATCAAGCAACTAAAAAAAGAATGATAACATTATTTAATACAATCTATGGAACTAACTACGACACAGGAACAAGTTGTGGTACTTGTCTTAGTGATTGTTTTAAAGGAATAAAAAGAATATATGAAAAATACAAATAAAACCCCAAACTATTATAAAGGAAAAGTATATGGCTATAAAGCATTTGACATTATAGAAGATTTTGAATTAAATTATAATTGTGCTACTGCACTTACTTATATCTTACGTTCAGACAGGAAACACAACAGTCCTGATGAATGTTTGCAAAAAGCTATAGACCATTTGAATAATGAAATAAAATTATTAGAAAAAAAGAAAAAAAAGAATGTAAGGATAAGTCATATATAAAGGAGAGTAGGCATATTGCCATAATAATTATTAAATGTTTTTATGCTCTCCTTTATTTAAAATAAAATACTATGTTAAAATATCAATGCAATAAATGTGAGATACAAAAAGAACTAAGCAAAGTAACTATGAAAGTTATAGATGGAAAAGTTGTCAATCTTGGAACTGAATGCCCTGAATGTGGGGAATATATGCAAGAGATAGAAAAGGCATTCGGTGGTTTTCCTTCGCTTAAAAGAACTGAACCAACCTTATCAAATAGAAAAGACAAGATGTGGAGTGGGGTAAAAGACAGATTAAACTAAATACTAATTAATTCTATTATATACTATGAAACTAAAAATCAATGAGTTAAAACCAAACCTCAGCAATCCGAGGATAATAAAAGAAAGTAAATTTAAAAAACTTGTAAAGTCAATAAAAGATTTTCCTGAAATGTTAGAGCTGCGACCTATAATCGTAGATGAAGATATGACAATTCTTGGGGGAAATATGAGGTACAAGGCAAGTGTTGAAGCAGGGCTGAAAGAAGTAAACGTAAAAGTAGCTAAAGGATTAACAGAAGAACAGAAACAAGAGTTTATTGTTAAAGACAATGTGGGTTTTGGAGAGTGGGATTGGAGTATATTAGCTAATGAATGGGATAATACAAAGCTAGGAGATTGGGGAATGGACGTATGGCAACCTGAAAAAGAAGTTGATTATTCTATATTAGATGACATAGACTTAGGTTCAACTTTAGATGATAAAACCTCAGCAGTAAAAAGAGGGATAGTAGTAGAGTTTGAAGCAGATAACTATGATGAAGCTAACGACCTAATTACACAGGCAAGGAAAGATGGAAAAAATGTAGGTATGATTGTTCTTAATGCTTTCAGGAATTTATGATACCAATTTACATACCATCATATAACAGGGCAGAAACAATATGCACAACAAAATGGTTAGACGAAGACAATATACCTTATAAGGTTTTATTACACACAGAGAAATGTAAAAGTGATTATATCAAAGCAGGTGTTGTTAAGGAAAAAAACATAATAGTAACCAACGCAAAAAAAGGTATAACTAATCAAAGGAATTGGATAATCAATAATTTAGCAGAGTTAGGTAAATGGTATATATCTTTTGATGACAACATTAGAACATTCAAAAGGGTAAACGATAAATATTATTTTGATAAGAAAAAAATTGATGTCAATCATAAAGAGATAACTCAAAAAACATTTAACCAAGAAATGAGTGCAAAAGAATATATAGATTTATTATATAAAGATATAGAAATTGCAGAAAGCATTAAAGCTGAATACATTGGTTATGCAACTGTTGATAATTACTTTTTTAATTCTAAAAAATATAAAAATGTTGGGTATGTTATATCTAAGGCAGTAGCAATTAAATATCAGGGATTAACTTATGATGAAAATGTAGAAGCTATGGAAGATTTTTGTTATTGTGCTGAACAATTAATAAAAAACAACTGTGTTCTTATAAATGCTTGGATTAAACCAAAAGCAGGTCATTATGAAAAAGGTGGTATAGGAACTTATGATGAAAGAGTAGAAAGAAAAATAATTGATTGCGAATATCTGATGAACAAATATCAAAATTTTTTTAGATATAAAAAGAAAAAAGGTTGCCACCCAAAAGCAGAATTACAAATCAGATTTAACAACCCTAAACAAATAATAGAATGGAAAAAATCAAATTAGAAAAAGTAGAACACAATAGAAAGGTAGGAAAAAGATGTGAATACATAGAACCTAACGTAAAAGAAGATTGTTTATTAGAATCAGATGGGGTAATAATAGGCTTTTATATTAAAGATGTAAACAAGTACAGTAAAAAGCTAGGGGCATTGATAGATATAGCTAACAAAGAGTTTAAAAGTGATAATGTGCCTAAGTCATTATTAGAAAGAAGTGATGTTTTTGCTAATAAATATAAAAAAGGAATGACACGAAAAGAAGCTAAAGCAATGGGAACTGTACAGATGAGTTCTATACTTGGCTCAATACCACCTAAACCACATATGCGAAGACCTTACCCATCAATATCTTCAGTACACAGAGAACCAAAGGCAAAGACATTTATCAAGGCAATGTGGGGAGCCTGTGTTGAAGCTGAAAAGATAGTGAAAGAATTAACTCCTGAAATATACGACAGGCAAATAGAACTGTTTAAAGAAATAAAAAAAGACTGGAAGTTTGGAAATATGTTTACAAGCAGTATATCTAATTTTAACATATCAGCACCATTTCACAGAGATACAGGAAACTTAGAAGGAACAGTAAACATAATCCTCACGAAAAGAAACAATGCTAATGGTGGTTGTTTAAACGTACCTGACTATAATGCAACATTTGAACAGGCTGATAACTCAATGCTAGTATATCCTGCTTGGAGAAACGTACACGGAGTAACACCAATTAAACCAATAGCTGATGATGGTTATAGAAACTCATTAATATTCTATCCATTAAAAGCATTTAAAGGAATATAATATGAACAAAGATAGACACATAAAAAAGGAAAGTATTTTAAAAGCATTGGAAAAGTCTTTAGGGGTAGTGACAGTTGCCTGTAAATCTTCTGATGTTCCACGTTCAACATATTACAAATGGTTAAACGAAGATGAGGAATTTGCTAAGGCAGTAAAAGACATTGAGAACATAGCATTAGACTTTGGGGAAAGTCAGTTACACAAGCAGATAGGAGATGGAAACACCTCGGCAACTATTTTCTTTTTAAAGACAAAGGGTAAGAAAAGAGGATATGTAGAACGTAACGAACTAGATTTAACATCAGGAGATGAACCAATTAAAATTAATGTAAATATAAAAGGGGTTGAATATTGATACTGAATTTACTGTCACACAAGGACAGGCGATAGAATATCTATTTGACAACAAAACAACAGAAGTATTATTTGGTGGTGCAGCAGGTGGTGGTAAGTCTTGGGTTGGTTGTAGTTGGTTGATTCTTTTATGTATTAAATACCCTAAGACAAGATACTTAATGGGCAGGTCTAAGTTAGATAGTTTAAAAAAGACCACTCTAAATACTTTCTTCGAAGTATGTCAGACTTGGGGTATCTTAGCTAATAAGCACTATAACTTCAATGCAGGTTCTAACATCATTAAGTTTTATAACGGAAGTGAGATAATACTTAAAGACCTTTTCCTTTACCCATCAGACAGGAACTTTGACAGTTTGGGTTCACTTGAAATTACTGCTGCTTTTATAGATGAAGCAAATCAGATAACAGAAAAAGCTAAGAACATAGTAGCATCAAGAATGAGGTATAAATTAGACGAATATGGTATTATACCTAAATTGTTAATGACTTGTAACCCTGCTAAGAATTGGGTATATACTCAATACTATAAACCTGCAAAGGAAGGTGTAGAAAAACCCCACAGAAAGTTTATACAAAGCCTTGTAGATGACAATCAATTTATTTCAAAGCATTACAAATCACAACTACTCACTTTAGATGAATTAAGTAAACAAAGATTACTATTTGGTAATTGGGAATATGATGCTACTAACGATAACTTAATAGAATATGATGCTATACTTAACTTATTTAGTCAGTTTGGGAAAGAAGGCGATAAATACATCAGTTGTGATGTTGCACGATTTGGAAGCGATAAAACAGTTATAATGTATTGGGAAGGGCTTCATATCATAAAAATAAGAACGTTGCTTAAATCGGCTGTAAATGAGGTTGTTGAGGAAATTAGAAGGTTACAACAACAATATGCAGTTAAACTAACAAATATTATAGTTGATGAAGATGGTGTGGGTGGTGGTGTTAAAGATTATATGCGTTGCCGAGGTTTTGTAAATAACTCAAAGGCAATCAAAGGAGAAAACTATCAAAACTTAAAAACTCAATGCTATTATAAATTAGCTGACTTAGTAAATACTGCACAAATTGGTATTGAATGTCCTGATATAAATATTAAAAACCAAATCATTGAGGAGTTAGAGCAGGTAAGGACAAAAGATGCAGACAAAGACAACAAGCTAAAGATAATACCTAAAGAAACTGTAAAAGACATAATAGGTCGTTCGCCTGACTATTCTGATGCCTTAGCTATGAGAATGTTTTTTGAGTTAGATGCTAATTATGGTAGGTATTTTGTTCAATAAAAAAGGTGCAATCCCTAAGAACTGCACCCTTAATAAACAAAAACTTTATTGAAAACGAGGTCAAATATACGATTTTAAACTAAATAACCAAAAATTCTATTATATAATATGCGATTACAAATAAATAAAGATGGCAAGGAGAGTGTTTACACACTAATCAACAGTTGGAATGATGTAACACTTGAAAAGTGGGTAAGGCTAATCAATAATAAAAACGAATCTAAGAGCGAGGAAGCTATACACACAATAAATGTTTTATCAGATATACCAAGAAAGTTAGTAAAAGAATTAGGTATAAATGATGTGGCTAATATATTGCAACGTATTTCTAAAATGCAGGAAGAAACAAGTAGTAAATTAAAAAAGATAATTAAAGTAAATGATATTGAATATGGTTTTCACCCAAACCTTGAGGAAATCACATTAGGCGAGTATGCAGATATAGAAACGTCTCTTAAAAATGGTATTGAAACAAACTTACCTAAGTTAATGGCAGTACTTTATAGACCTATTATAGAAAAAGATGAGGGTAGTTATTCTATTGAAGCTTATGGAGTTAGTGATATGCGAATGAGGGCAAAGAAGTTTGAGAAAATGAAAGCAGAAGATGTTAATAATGCTCTGGTTTTTTTTTGGACTTTAGGGAAAGAACTGTCAATGATTTTGCCGCAGTATTTAATGGAACGCAGTCAGGAGATACTGAACAAAGTACAGATGAACAATTCGCAGACAAGTGGGGTTGGTTTGGGGTAATGTATAGATTAACTAATGGAGAGATAATAAATTTAGAAAGAATAACTAATTTAAGTTTGTATGAATGTTTGACTTGGCTAACGTATGAAACAGATTTAAACGAAACTAAAGCAGTACAGAAATGACATATTTTAAAGATTATAACAACACAATAGACACTTTAAAAAAATTAGGTGCTAATCATTTTCAAATCAAAACTGTATCATCAGGTGATATATATGAGATAGACTTAGAAAAAAACACAATGTACCCATTGATGCATATTAACCCTGTAAATGCTATAGCAGGTACGCACGAAATGACTTTAAACTTTCAGATATTTATTATGGACTTAGTGTTTCCTGACCAATCAAATGAACAGGAAGTGTTATCAGATTGCCTACAGATTTGTAATGACCTAATAGGAACGTTTAAAAATGGGGAAAGCCTTTTATTGTCTAATCAAGGTGTTAATGCTATACCTAAATACTTTACTGATGGAGATATAACTTTAGAACCATTTACAGAAAGATTTGACAGTTCAGTAACAGGTTGGGTATTTACCTTGCCGATAATAATAGAGAATGAATATAACACTTGTATAGCACCACAATTAACTACAGATGCAATACAATAATGTTTAAATTTAGAATAGGAAAATTAACAATACAACTAATACCACCAAAGATAAGTTATGAATTATGAAGATTTAGTAGAGAAGTTAGAAGCGATTAGTATAGAATTAGAAACATATAATGACTATCCTGATTCAGCCAGTAACAATGCAAAAAAAGCAATAGAATGGAAAAAGAAAAATGGTAGTGATTGTGGAACTAGAGTTGGTTGGACTAGGGCATCACAATTAGCAGGTAAGAAAAATATAAGCAGAGATACCATAGCACGTATGGCTTCATTTAAAAGACATCAACAACATAAAGGTGTGCCTTACTCACAAGGTTGTGGTGGAATTATGTGGGATGCTTGGGGTGGTACATCAGGAATAGAATGGGCAATTAATAAATTAAAAAAAATAGATAAATAAAATGGCAGATTTAACAACAACAATAAGTGAATCGGTAGTATTGAATGGTGCAGTTAGAGGAACAACAAACACAGTAACAACTACAGGAATAAATAACGTATATGAAAGAATTGTAACTTGCACTACAGGACAAACTACTTTTTTAGCAGCTTTTGATACTAACTCTTATGGTTCAGCAGTTCAGATAGACAAAGAAGATGTAAGATATATTAGAGTAACTAACTTAGATGCTACTAACACTTTAGAATTAGCAGTAGTTGGTGCAGCTACATTATACCAAGTATTAATAAAAGCAGGTCAGTCGCATATACTATGTGCAGCAGAAGATGTTATGTTAGCAGAAGCTGATACATCTCCTAGCTTTGGTACTATGGCTGACTTAACTAACTTACAGGTTAAACCTGCTGCTACTTTAGATGTTGAGATATTTGTAGCTAGTGTATAATGATAGCATTAGAACGATACTTAAATAGTTTCGGTAAGAGTGTAGTAAATAAGTCTAAGGGGATACTTAAAAGAAAAAAGAAAGTAGTTACAGGTGCTTTAATGAACTCTATTAACTATAAAATTGTAAAGACAACACAGGGTTATGATGTGCAGTTTAGTATGCTTGACTATGGTAATTTTATGGACAAAGGTGTTTCAGGTGCAGGTGGAGAAATAAAGACAGGAAAAAACAAAGGGCAATATTCAGGCATAAGAAATTTTACAGACTATAAAGGAATAACACAAAAAAGCCCATATAGTTATAAAAGTAAAATGCCACCAACTAGAGCCTTAGACAAGTGGACTGTTATGCGAGGAATAGCACCAAGAGATGCTAGGGGTAGGTTTATGACAAGAAGTAGTTTAAAATTTGCTATAGCTAAGTCAATTTATATTAAAGGTGTAGAGGGTATTAGTTTCTTCCAAAAACCTTTAGGGTTAGAATTAAGAGGGTTTTCAGCAGAGATAGGTAAAGCAGTTAAACAAGACATATTAAATAATTTAAGAAAATGAGTTTAGTAATAGAACAAAGACCATTATACAGAACAATGCCTGTTGGTCAAGACATAATATTTGCAGTATCAGAAAATGATATAGTTGCTAATAAATTTAGAGTAAAGTTTGTTGCAGAAATGTTTGTTGCTGATAGTCTTTCAGGAACATTTAATGTATTAAGCAGGGTAAACACTTTAAAAGTTACACCTAATAACAAAGGGGTAGGTATATTTTCTTTACAACCTTTTTTAGAAAGTTATGTAAGCCCACAATATGAAGGTACAGATTTTGATGGTGTGTTTTATAGTTCATATAAAGGAGATGCTTTTACTGAAGATAATGAACACCCTATACACTTAATAGACAAGTATTCTTGTAATAAAAATAATTTTAGATATTTTGGGGTTTCTTTTAATGTTCAATGGTATGATACTGCTACATCTTCTAATTTACAAACTTTTACTGCACCAATTTTAAGCCAACAATATATGGTTTATAATGGTGTAATAGATTATGATTCAGTATTACAATCTATACAAGGTAATTATGGTTTTAACCTGAACAAAGATAAATCAGTATTGAATAACTACTATGGAACTTTAGGTAAATTTTTAAGTGATGCACCTTTAACACAGTATGCTAAATTGACTGACTATGGAACTATATCTTTTTTAAATTGGTTAAATACATCTTCTTATAGTTTTGCAGTAGGAACTATTAATGCAACTTTAAATATGGTTAAGCAAATACAAGTTAAGTTATTTAATAATTTAGGTAATCAAATGGGTGCTTTTAATGTAGAATGCACTACTGCAAATGGTGGTTTTGAATATAATAATGATGATTCTTTAACTAGGGTAATGTATTTTGGTGGTTTTCCTGCAAATTTTGATGGTGCAGGTTATAGTATTTGGAACAACTTTAAAGCTAATACATCTTATTATACTTTAGTTGCTTTTGATGATGAAGATGAAGCTATTAGCCAAACATATACAGTCAATATAATTGGTAATAGTTGTAAAGGTTTTGAAAGCATTAGACTAGCTTGGTTGAATAGCTTTGGAACTTGGGATTATTATACGTTTAAAAAGAAGTCAGTTAAATCTTTACAAACTAATAGAACATCATATACACAACAAAGTGGTACTTGGAATGAAAGTAAATTTAGAATAAGAGGTTACAAAGGTGGTAAGAAAAACTTTAGAGTAAATACTAAACAATTAATAAGTGTAAATACTGACTTTGTAAATGAAGATGAAGCAGTTTGGTTCGAAAACCTAATTAATAGTACAGATGTATATATGTTAAATGGTTATGATGGTGGTACGAGTGATAGTAACTTTGGTATAACAAACAAGTATGTAGAACCTGTATCTGTAACCACATCAAGCTATACTAGAAAGACAAAATCAAATGATAAATTGATTCAATATACATTTCAATTAGAAAAAACACATAATAAAAAATCTCATTCTGTATAATGTCAGTACAATTAATATTATTTCCTCAAAATTATAAAGGTTATTCTGCAACCCAAGTAACCCCTAATAATGAATATGTAGCTGATAAAACACAATTCTTGACTTTGTTAAATCATAGTGGTTATAGTTCTTCAAATGTATATCCTGGAGCAGATGCTATTAATAATGACCTTGCTATATCATCTTGGAAAAGATACAGGTCTTTTTCTAATCCTCAATGGGCAGATGCACCTATGCCTTCTAGAAGTAATGCTAACAGATTAGAATTATACTGTAATTCAGGTACTTCAGCTTCACAAAGTGGAGTGTATCAAAGAATAGTTGGTTTAACCCCTTATGTGAATTATGATTTAAGTATAACAATAACACAAGCTAGTTCAGTTGGTGGTATTATATCAATAGGAACACAAGGTGCAGGAAATATTACTGTAACACCAACAACACTACAAGATGGAACTTTCTACACACCTTTAGGAGCAAGTGCAACAGGAATACAAACTGTTACTTTTCAAGCAGATTCATCTGATGAAATATTATTAGTAAATTATACAAATAGTGGTGGCTCAACAGTACATATAGGAAAAATTAGTATTACAGAATCAGCACAACAACCAACACAAATATTTTCAGACCTAAATGATGGTCAAGTTATATGCGATTTATATGAAGAGGAAGACATACCTTTAAGTCTTTCTGTTGATGACTTTAAAAATGTAGCTGAAAAAGTACAAAGCTATTCAAAGGACTTTAATCTTCCTGCAACAAAAAGAAACAATAAGATATTTAATCAAATATTTGATGTAACTAGAGTTGATGATGGGATTAATTTTAATCCTTATGTAAAGACTAAGTGTGTTTTAAAGCAAGATGGTTACACTTTGTTTGATGGTTTTCTAAGGTTAATAGATATATCTAATAAAGAAGGGGAAATAAGTTATAACGTAAACCTTTATGATGAAGTAATAGCCTTAGCAGATATACTAAAAAATAGAAAATTTCAAGACCTTTCAGGAACTTTTGCAGAGTTAGAACACGATTATAACAAATCTAATATTAAAGCTAGTTGGACAAGTGGAGTAACGTTGACTAACCCTTTAGGTGCTGATTCATTTGCAGGTAACCAAGGAGATACAACAACAGAGGTTATTAAGTACCCTTTTGTTGATTGGACAGGTAATATATCTTTGGCTATAAGCACAAACTTAGGAAGTGGTTCAGGACCTATTAATGGAAGACCTGAATTAGAAAAACTAGAAGATGCTTTCAGACCTTTTATAAATTGTAAATATCTTTTAGACAATATATTTTATAATGCAGATTTTACATATACTTCTAGTTTTTTAAATAGTGATAGGTTTACTAAGTTGTTTATGGACTTTAACTTCACAGGAGAAACACCTAGCGAAACTATGTTGGGGTACTATGGTTTTCAGTCAGGCATAACTACTATAACATCTAACACAACTTATCAAAATATAGCACCATTAAATTACAATGCTTTTACTAATCAAGTTGGTTGGAACAATACCCAAAAGAAATTTGTAGGACAATCAGATAATGTAGGGTATAGAATAGATTATTATATATATTTTAGAGGTCAATCTAATAACACCTTAGACCATAGAATAATAAGAAAAGATAGTGGTGGTAATATAATTCAAACTTATTATAGTAATAGTCTTGCTATTTCTACAGGACAAGTAGTGGTGTGGAATAATTCTTTATATGCTACTATAAACCAAAATGAAACTATAGAATTTCAATTTAAAAGCAGTACTAATAATGGGGTTTCTTTATTCCAAAATGCTGCTAATGGTTCAGAGTTTAATGTTTCTGTAGGTCTTACTACAGTTGTTAATACTACTTTATTAAATAGTAGAAGAGGAGATTTAGGTCAATGGGAGTTTTTAAGTGGTATATTAACAATGTTCAATTTAGTCACTATAAAAGACACTGACAACCCTAAAAACATAATTATAGAACCATATTCTGATGTATTTATAAATCATAGTAATAGTGGTGTTCTTTCTGATTTATCTTTAGCATCAAGAGGAATAAAATATGATTGGACAGAAAAAGTAGATGTAACACAAATAGATTTAAAGCCTTTAGAATTAATAAAACAAACTACATTTAAGTATGAAGAAGATGATGATGATTATGCTTTTAGAATATATAAAGGTGGTACAGGTGGTAAGTTATATGGAGAAAAAATATTTAGAGAACAAAATATGACTTTGTTAGAAGGGGAAGAAGAAATAATAGCTACCCCTTTTGCTGCTACAGTTATTAAACCACTATTTGATAGGTACCCTAACCTATTAACACCATCAGTATACAACAGTAATGATGAACAAACAGAATTTGAAGGTTTTGACAATCTACCTAGAATATTATATAACAATGGGCAAAAAACTATATCAGCTTCATACTATATACCTGAACAAAATGGTTTAACAAGTGAAAACCAATCTAATTTCTTACAGTTTAGTCATTTGTCAGAAATAAACCCAACAACTTCTACAACAGAGGATTACAACTTTGGTGCTAGTCAATTAATACAACCTGCAGGGGTTCCTTTTGTTCCTGCTGCTAACTTGTTTAATTTATATTATGCACCTTATTATAATGAATTGTATGACAGTAATACTAGGGTAATGAAACTAAAAGTAAACCTAACCCCTGCAGATATTAATTCATTTAATTTTTATGATACTGTTATGATTCAAAATCAAGTGTACAGGGTAAATATGATAGAATATAAGCCAAATAATTTATCAACTGTTGAATTTATATTAATAACATAATGCAATTTAAAAAAGGATTAACAATAAAACCTAAAGTAATTAATTCAGTAGGTGAAGTTATTTTTACTGATGGAACCAATGATGTTGTAGCTAATCAAAGAGTTTGTGAAGCCTATGGTTATAGATATAATGCAGGTAAGGGTACTTGTGAAGCATTTATTTATAACACTAAAATAAATCGTACATCTAATGATGTGCACAATATAATAAAAGGTTCTAAAAACACAACTAATTCAGGTACTGAAAATACTTTTGTATTAGGTAAAAACAATACAACATTTGGAGAGAATAAAAACAGTATAGTAGTAGGGGAAAATAATCAAATAGCTAATCAAATAAATAATGCTGCAGTAATTAGTGGTACTTATGCTGAAGCTACAAATCAAGGGGAATTTGTTTTAGGTGGTGGTGGTTTTAATGAAGCAGTAGGAATGGCTCAGACTTCATTTATTCAACAATCAGGAAACACTATAGATGGAACTGAAACTGCTTTACTTGTTCAGTATTTACCCTTAACTTATATACAAAAAGTAGCTAATTCAGTAATAGGTTTTGAAGCTAATGTAATAGGTGTGAACACAGGGGTAGGGGAAGGTAATACAGGAGATTATGGCTATGTTCAAGTAACAGGAGCAGTTAAGTTTACAAATGGACTAGCATCTACATATCATCAAGCTACAACACATATAGTACAATCAGGACATAGTGGAATGAATATTACTGCAGTAATGAAAGATGTGACGGCTACATCATTTGGAATAGCAGTAACAGGATTAGCAGAAACATACATACAATGGACTGCAGATATAAAATTATTTAGAAACAACATACAACAAACTTTTTAAGATATGGCACAAGAAGAAATAGTAATGACAGTGAAAGCAGAGGTTAGCCCTGCTAAAAAACAAGTTGAAGAATTTACTAAATCATTAACCAATGCTGAAAAAGCACAAAAAGAACTTAATGAACAGATAAGCATACAGAATCAGGTTCTTAATGAAATGGAAAAAGAATTAGTAGAATTAAAAGCTACTCAAGATGCTATACCTAAAGGTGCGTTTTATGCAGGTATGGACGACCTTAATAAAAAAATAAAAGAAACTGAAAAAAACATAAAACTTGAAAAATTAGGGTTAAAAGATTTACAAAACCAACAAAAAGATAATAATAGAGAATTAAAAGAGCAAAATAAAGAATTAAAAGAAAATGAAAAGTTAGTAAAAGAAGGCATTGGTAACTTTAGGTTATTTGGTGTTTCGATAAATGATGTAAACAAATCTTTAGGTAGAGTTATACCAACTATAAAAGTAATGTTCGCTACAATTATGAGAGGTATAGCTAGTACAGGGTTAGGTTTGTTTTTAGTTGCTTTAGGCTCTTTAACTACATTTTTTACAAGTACAAAAAGAGGTGCAGATGCTTTATCAGTAGCTTTTGCAGGTATGGGTGCAGCAGTAAATGTTTTAAGAGATAGGGTTTCTCAAGTGGGAGAAAGTTTATTTAATATTTTTAACCAACCATTTAGCAAAACATTATTAGGCATTAAAGATGCTTTTACAGGTATAACAGAAGAAGTTACAAAAGAAGTAGCAATAATGACTGCTCTTGAAACTAGAGTGCAAAAACTTAGAGATGCAGAAATACAATTTACAATACAAAGAGCAGAAACTAGAAAAGAAATAGAAAAAGCTAGATTATTAGCTGAAGATGAAACACAAACACAAGAAGTAAGAATTGAAGCATTAAAAAAGGCTCTTGATTTAGAAAAACAAACAGTAGATACTGAATTAAAACTAGCAAAAGAAAGGGTTGCTATTCAAGAGGAACAAATGGAAACTGCTGAGAATAAAGTTGAAGCAGAAAAACAATTAGCTGATTTTAAAGCTGAAGTATTGAAAGTTGAAACTAGGTCGTTAAGGTTACAAAAAAGGGTACAAACAGAGATAAATGAATTAGAAAGAGAACTACATACAGAAAGAATGCAGCGATTAAAAGAGTTGCAAGATGCTAATAAAGAAAGAACTGATGGTATGGTTGCTTTAGCTAATTTGTTTGAGCAACAAATCAATAAACAAATAGATGGTTATGACAAACTGTTCAAGGCTGCTGATTTTACTTACGCGAAACAAGAAGATTTAGAAATGTCATTGAGGGAATTAGCAGAAAACAGAATAGAATGGGCTGCTATGACTGATAACGAAAGATTAAATCTAGCTAAAAATACTTTGAACGATTTAGGAAAAATAGCAGGGGAAGAAACAGAATTAGGAAAAGCATTAGCAATAACACAAACAACAATAGCAACATATCAATCTGCACAGGAATCATATAAATCTTTATCTGGAATACCTGTTATCGGACCTGCCTTAGGTGGTGTTGCTGCTGCTGCTGCTATAGCTATGGGTTTGAAAAATATACAAGCTATTAGAAGTGCAGGAAAAGATGGGGTTAAAAACACAGGTGGTGTGCCTACACCTAGTATGTCAGGGGGAACACCTGCACCTGAAATGTTAAGTGGTAGATTTGAATTAACCCCACCAACAGAACAACAACCTGTTCAGGCTTATGTAGTTACAGATAACCTAACAGACAATCAGAATAAACTTGCTTATATACGTAGGAGAGCAACAATATAAATCAAACAAATAACAATTAAATCTATTATATATTATGCCTTGTAAAAAATGTGGAAAAAAATGGAAGTGGGGAGAAAATGGAGAGTGTAAATACGATTCTAAAGATGCTTGTGAAAAAGCTAACCCTAAACACTATGAAAGTCTTAAAAACACTAAGATAGTTGAACTAGTAATTAGTGATGATAGTGAAGAACTAACTATAGATGCTATCAGTCTAGTAACAAGTCCTGCTATTGAGCAAGATTTTGTATTCTTCGGTAAAGAAAAAAACAACTTGACTTTTGCTAAAATAGATGAGGAAAAAAGAATGCTAGTTAGTCCTGCATTAATTCCAAACAAACAAATATTTAGATACGACCCAAATACAGATAGTGATTACTATGTATATTTTTCTAAGGACACAGTTAGACAAGCTGCTGAACTGTATTTAAAACACAACAACCATCATAAAGCTACTTATCAGCACGAAGAAAGAGTATCAGGTGTCTTGACTATTGAAAGTTGGATTAAAGAAGGAGATATGGATAAGTCAAAGATGTATGGTTATGACTTGCCTAACGGAACTTGGTTCGTAAAAATGAAGATAGAGAATGATGAGATGTGGGATAAAATTAAAGGTGGAGAATTGAAAGGTTTAAGTATTGAAGGTTACTTTATAGACAAGATGGAGAAAATGTCTGAAACTATAAAACCAAC